TTTTTAGGTGCATTACAGCAAGAGAACTATTTGAAAGAATACAAAAGTGGTATCACTAGTGAGCTTAAAGGCAAGATCAACATTGATGTTAATGAACGACTAGATGGCTTAACACAAGGTACGGTACATTGATATGAGCGAATTCAAAGGATTAATTGACAAGCCTGACTATGTTGGGCACATAAAGAACTTTGACAAAATGGTCACTGAACTAAGCCCATTCATGAATGAGTACGAAATAGACCAATGCATTGGCTACATGCACACACTCAAAGATACAAAATATGATATCAACCCAAGTCCTGAAGATTGCAAAACACAATTGCAAATCATGTTGGGCAGTGATAGATTCACAGAACTTACTAAAGCATGGGGACAAAAGAATCAAAAGTTCCTTTCAGTCTTTGGTGCACTTAAGTTTAAAGACAAGCGCACAGGCGAATACTATGATGGATTAGACGAAACAGATAATCCACAAGATTACGAGAAAGTATATTGGTAAAATTATGATAGAATATTTTAAAAGCTTATGGCTTAAAATGCGTAAGAGCAACGGCATGCCCGGCAATACAGTACTCATACCTATGGTTGAAAAACAAGTCCCAGAGACAATTGAGAAAACTGTAAAAGTTCGCAAGCCAAGAAAGAAAAAGGAAATAACAGATGTTACCAATTAAAGAACGATTAAACAATAGTCAAGTAGTTCGTGTCTATCGTCAAATGATAGAAAACTCAGACATTGAGATTGTACAGAACTTACGACAGAATCTAAGAGAACAAGCTCCTGATCATCCACGTACAAAAGATTTAGAAGTGTTTTTCAAGCAAAGATTAGGCGAATGAAATACGACTTACCGTTACTAATCTCATGTCTTTGTTGTATGCCTAAATTTCATTATATCTATCAAGCTATGAAAAATTTAGACAACGATGAGTTAACAGTGTTGCGTGATGAATTGCGTAAAGCTAACAACGGGAAGTTAAATTCATTCTTAGAAATGGAATTTAAGAATAGGATAGGATGATGAATTGGATCTTAATTAGAAGTTGTATATTGCACGTGTTAGTGGGTGCTAGCATAGGATTACTCTGTGCTTGGTTCATTAGCACTATGATGTTATGATAGGAAAAGATATGACAAAACAAGTACATTACGACCAAAACGTAATCAATGATAGTTTGACTAATACATTTGAGATGGAGCCAATGAAAAACAATCAGGCAGAAACCAAACTGAAAGTAAGTAAGCGTGGTGGTGCAAGACCTGGTAGTGGTAGAAAAGTTGGCTCTACAAATAAGATTCAAGGTGTTGAGTTCTTAGAAGAATACAAGAAGATTCATGGAACCAGTCTTAAAGAAGATTTAGCACGTGACATGCATGAGGCTAGATTGCGCGGTGACTATGATATGTTGTTTAAGTATCAAACAGCATTTGCCAAGTACTATTTTGCTGATGTAGCAAGTCAAGATATCACAAGTAAAGGTGAAGCATTAGGTGCAAGTTTTACATTCCCAACAAAAGAGTTAATAGATTGGCGTAATGCGTAACGTAGATATCCCTTTATTTGGTGAGCAAAAAACTATTCTAGCAGATTGGCTCACTACTGACAAGCATTGTATTGATATAGTGCCGGTTGGTAGTGGAAAGACATTCTTAGCAGCCATTGCGTTGCCAATATTCGCTAGTGATTCTCAATTCCATCGCGGGAAAGATATAATCTATAGTGCCCCAACAGGTGCAATGATTAAGAGTTTGATTTGGGAGCCACTCAAAAAGAGTTGCATAGAGTACTTTGGTCTTGTTGATGGTAAAGATATTAATAACAGTGAACTGACTATTAAGTTTCCTAACGGTACATTCATTCGTTGTAAGAGTGCAGAACAGCGTGAGAACTTACGAGGCTTAAACGTAGGCATGTGGATTGCTGACGAAGCCGCATTGTACACGCAAGATACACTACAAGAAATTACAAACCGACTTAGACCTAAAGTTGGACAGCCTGAAACAAGTGGTAGATTAATTGTTATCAGCACACCTAATGGTACAGGTCCATTACATGATTTATTCAAGCTTGCTTTACAAAACAGTGAAAAGTATATTGTTCGTCATTTCAATTATTTGCAAATGCGTAGTGGTAACAAGAACTTCATTGACGAACAAAAGCGTATCATCAGCCCATTAAAGTTTAATCAAGATTACATGTGTCAATGGGAAAGTGTTGCTGACCAATTTTTCTACACATTCAATAAACATAAACATTGCGCTGAAGTCATAGATAGAGGTGGCGATCTTTACACGTTTCATGACTTTAACAAAAGAGTTATGTGTGCTGTTGTTGCACAAGTTACTAACGCAGGTAATCAAAACGGCAAGATGGAGATATTAAAGAGTTACGCTATCAATGATTGCAGTACAGAAGGCATTGCTGAAGCCATTAGATTAGATTTCCCCAAGCGTAGAATCAACAGTATTATTGACATGAGTGGTACACAAGTTAACCGTGATACTACTAGTGCATTTGGCGTAACAGACAGAATCATCTTAGAGAAGTATGGCTTTACAATCGTTAACAATCGTAAGAGTAACCCATTCATTAGTGACACAGACAACACAAGCAATGCGTTTATCAATAGAGGCGGCTTAGTAATAAAACCTACAGATCAGTTTTTGATTGAAGCAATGCAAACATATCATTTTGAAGATGGCACACGTAAGAAGTTAGTGAAATACACTGAGCAAAAGTATGCTCACATTGACGGATTGGGTGACTGTATTCGCTATGGTATTCATCATCTATTCCCTATTCAACATGAGAGTTCAGGTTTAGCTGAGTACGTTGGTATGGACAGTAGATTAACAAATCGTAATAAGCCTGGATTAGAGCATATGCCCGATAGTCCATTGTATCCAGGCGGTCCAACATGGGAAGAAATCATGAATGGCGAACAAACAGAAGACTATCAAGTATGGAGTTAAATTATGTCAAGAACACCGGGTGATACGAAAACAACACTGTTAACAAAACTACTTAACAAAGTTACAATTGATGAACAAACAGACTGTTGGGAATTTCAAGGCGCTAAGAACAATATTGGTTATGGGATGATAAGAGATGACAAAAAAATGCGAACAACACACAGAGTTAGTTACGAGGAACATAATAATGTTAAGATACCTTCTGGCTTGTGCGTTTGTCATACATGCGATAACCCTAGTTGCGTTAATCCTGCACATCTCTGGTTAGGCACACGTAAACAAAACACAGATGACATGATACGCAAAGGTAGAGGGTTAAGTTGGGGCGGCAATACTACTCATGGTAGAATTCACCCACGATCAGGTAAGGCAATACCTAAAACTAACTGCCCACATTGCAGTCGTAACATTGCTAACAATTTATTTGCTAGATATCATGGGGATAACTGCAAGCTAAATCCCTTAGCATAAATACATTATCATCCATAAATCGCAAATTCTGTGAGAAAAATAAAATATGAAAACAAAAGCTGACTTACTCAAACGTAACCCAATATATTCTAGCATCTATAATGAGATGTTAGCTTATCAGTATGCATATCTTGGGGGACTACCTTTCAAGATGTTTGTGCGTAAGAAAAGACCTAGTGAAGATAGTACGCTCTATCAAGACTTAGTTGCTAACACAATCGCACAGCCTATCTGTCGTTACATTGTTGACACAATCAATGATGTATTGTTTGAGCCAGGCATTAAGCGTAACATGCAATTCTGTACTCCTACTGGTCAACAGATCAATCCTAAGAACAGTGAATGGGCAGACTTACTATTGTTAGACGCTGACTTAACTAATCGTAGTATGAATGGATTCATGGAGAGTATTGGCGACTTAACAAGCATATACGGACATTGTTGGGTTGCAGTTGATATGCCTCAAGAAGGTCAAGGCAGTTTAGGTCGCCCCTACGTTTGCGCTATCAATCCATTAAACGTATGGAATTGGGAGATGGATTACTACGGTGGCCGCCCAATGCTTAAGTGTGTTACAGTTATGGAGATGGAAGAACAAGATTGCTACTACATCAAGTGCTATACATTAGGTGATGCAAACACTCCATCATACTGGGAAAGTTATGAAGTAGAAAAGGGTCCTAGCAAATTAGAAGAACCTTGCAAATTGATTGGCACTGGTAGTTATCCACCTGGCATGAGCTTACCAATATTCATTGCATATGGTCGCAGAGACCCTAGAACAATTGATTTAGGCATTAGTGACATTGACGCAGCCAGTGATGCTATGCGTGAATATTATAAACTAGAGTGTGAAAAATATACAGCATTACAATTTGCACACACATTGATTCGTGCTGACAAAGGTATTTCTATTCCAGTTCACGCGGGAGCTATCGTGAGAGCAAATGAGGGACAAGTAGAAGCTATCCCCATTGACACCGGAGACGTTGATGCGATTATTAAAGCGCAACAAGATATCCTTGAACAGATTGAAGCACTTACGGGTTTAGGTGGACTGCGTAATAGTAAAAACCAAATTGCGTCAGGCGTTGCTATCATTGAAGAACGCAAGCAATTGCATCGTCTTGCCAAGAGTAAAGCAAGATTGATGGAAGTAACAGAAGAAATGATTTATACATTTGCCGCACGTTTCATGAACGTTCGCTGGGCAGGTGAAGTTGCTTACAACACAGACTATGAAGCACATGATACAAACTATCGTATGGCTATCATCAAATCAGCAAAAGAATTAGTTGGTGACAATCCAATGATTCAAGCGTTGATTACAAAAGAAATCATTGGTATGCTTGCTCCTGATACTAGTATCCCAGAGTATGAAGAAGCGTACATCAACACTATCGCTGACGTGGATTTAAGAACATTAATGACACAACAGAACGATGAAGTTCTTAGTAGAGATTTAACACCAAGTATGATACCAGAACATGAACAGTATGGTGAGAACGGTGAAGAAGATAATGGTGAAGAATCAGAATCAGAAAGTGAAGGATCATTTGGTAATGAGGGTAATGCGTCATTGCTAGGTGGTGCTGGTACTCCAGTTACGCAAATAGGCATGACTTATTATACGCAACAAGTAGCTCCAGTAATACTAACTGGTATGAATACGGGTAGATAAATCTATCTATATCCACAATGCATAAATACATTACACAATCGCTTACTACGTAAAGTTAAAGGAAAAAATTAATGGACAATCAAAATTTCGTTGGCAACGATGTAGCCCCTGTTACTGCACAGGACTCTATGAGTGAAGCAGGAGAGCAAAACGTTAACCCAGGTGCTATTCGTAAAAGCACAACTCAGTCATTGTTGACTGCATTATCAAACGCTAGCGGAACACAATTCCAAAGTGTTGAAGATGCATTGTCATATATGGCACGTGTAGGGGCTCAAAACAATAACGCTGGCAACGTACAGCCAAGTGGACAACCAAAGCAACAGAATGTTACGAACGGTCGTGTCACAACCAATGACTTGCATGAGCAGTTTAGTAAACTTCAAAGTGATCTAGCAGTAAAAGAGCAAAGATTACGTGAGAAGGAATTAGACAGCGACATTCAAAGAGCTATGGGTGACAGATTTGATTCAGACCTAGTTGATTATGCATTGAATAAAGTTAAAAACAATATTCAATGGAACGATGATGGCAGTTATGCTATCGTCAATCAAAAGGGTCAAGAACGCTATGGATCTGATGGAATGCCACTTACAATTTCAGGATTAGTACAAGAAGTAGCAGTGGGTAATCCAAAGCTACTCAAGCAGAGTAACTCTAATTCTGGATCTGGTTTAAGACCTGGACAAGGTTCTTTCACTGGTGCACTAGACGAGGCAGTACCAGATTATTCACGTGATCCGGCAGCATTCAATGCATGGGCTAATAAAAATGGTCTAGGCAAAGGTACTGGTCTAAAAGGTCTAGGCGTATCAGCGAGTGTATCAAGTTCAAGTCGTAAAGTACTCTGAGCCAACTAAAATTTTAATTAAAGGAAAATATCATGGCATACGTATTAGGCGGTCCTAACAATGAAGGCGATGGCTTCACAACAGCTATCTCCAACTTCGCTCTCCGTGCAATGCACGAATCAAACGGTCTAGTTAACTTCACTAACGTTGTTACACCTACACAAGGTCAAACATTCTTAGTACCTAACTTTGCACCAATCACATATCAAGACTACAATGCTAACGGCACTGGTGGTACATATGGTACAGGTAACGCGGTTGTACAAAACCCATCATTGGGACAAGGTACAATTACAGCAACTCCAGCAGTTGCACAAACAGCGTTTGACATCTTCCTGGGATGGACTACAAGTTTCACACTAGCCGCAACGCTTGGTGCTGAATTGGGTGAGTCATTCGCTGAAAAAGTTGACCAACGTGTTACAGCGGCTTTCTTAAGCTTCAAAGCAACACCAGGCAACTTGAATTATACAGCAACTCCAGCTGACGGCTTCCCACGTGTCTTACAATTAGGCGCTATGGAAGTTATCGGTGCTACTAACACTAGTGGTACATGGACTGATGGTTTCACATCAAACAGCATTCTAGATTGTATCCGTTTAATCAAGCAGAACTTTAAAGTTGCTCGTATGCCTGGCACTCCAGTTATCGTTATGGATAGCAATGGTGATGCACAAACACAATCAGCTTACACTGGTGGACAAGTTGGTTCTTCATTGAATCGTTTGTTAGCTGAGTTAACTGGTGGTGCAGTATCACAATCAGGTGGTAGTAACCTATCTGCTCTTGGTAACGAATTGTTATCAACAGGTAAGATTGAATCTGTATATGGCTGTATGGTAATTTTTACCACATTCTTGCAATCTGCATCACGTACAGTAGTTGGTCAAGCTAGCTTGCCAGTACTAGTTGGTGCATACATGGGTGACAGCGCAATCTTTACAGTTATGAAAGAAGGCTTGCAGTTGAAGCAGGGCGAGGTTCCTGGTGGATTGCAAATTTGGTTGACTGGTGTCGGATACTTCGGTTCTGGCGTTGGTGACTTACGTCGTGGTGGCGCAATTAACATTCTTCAAAACTAATTTGAATAGAGAGAGTGGTAACACTCTCTCGTTGTCTAGGAAAAATATAATATGTCAGTACCCTATCAAAGAATCTCAAACGCAACAGTAGAAGATATTATGTTCTATGATCCGGCAGCGGAACGTAGGGCTAGTGCTCTTAATGTTGATTGGGCTCCTTACTTTAAAGTCGGTTCACAAGAGTGGCTTTATAAGTTAGAGTTCGGATGGTGGCAGAAATACTGCGACACAGTTCTTGGTGCTTATTATTATGCTAACCTGCCAAACGGACAATTGATTTCAAGTTTCAATCCTAGTCTGCTCATTAAAAACGATCAGACACTAATTCGTTTAGATACATTCGGTGCAATACTAGTTTTCTATCAATCACTAGTAACCGATGTGTCTAACATGAATGAGGTTGACGTTCAGAATTATGAATTCGCACAAAAGCGTTGTGATGATGAATGGACAAAAGCGTTGCAGTTGATGAACTTCTATGATTTATACATGGATAGTCCTCAAGGACCAACGACAAAACTTGAAGAAAATTGGACAGCGGACGTTGATTATTTCAACGGCGATAGGAGATATTTCTAATGGCTGAAGTAACTTACTCAGTATTGAACGCCCCAACAGTTACACAACAAGAAATTATTGATGTAATTAGGCGCGATATACCTAAAGCATGGAACATACCAATATTTGATGACTTCCCTAGTGATAGTGAAGTTGTAAGATATGGTGTTTATGTGAGTGATGTACATATGGTCAGTAGAAATCCTCATCAATTAGCAATACAATATTGTGGTGCTATCTATCACGCATATGATGAATTTAATATAACATACATTTCTTATCAAGATGATCCATACAATGTTGCTGTTAACAGCATCATTGCAAATTTAGTTACTAGCGTCAAAGATGACGGTGTGCAACTAATGGATGGATACTTTGAAAGAGATTTTGACCAAGTTCGTACATATGGACCAACGCAAGCAGAGAAGCATACCTGGACGTTCAGAATGCTAAGATTAGAATTTAATACATAAGCCAACACATAAGGAGAACCCAAATGGCAAGAATTACAGTAAATACAACCGGCACTCAACCAACACTATTGGTTAGTACCGATTTGATTAGTAACACAGCAAACTGGGGCAACATCGCTAATGCACTTAGCGTAACTTGCTTGCAAGACGTTACTATCACAAACTCTACAGGTATCTATTCATACACAGACTTCTGTTCTATTGATACCAACAAGATTACAACACCAGCAGATAACGAAATTTCTACGAACTTAGTTATTGATGCAGCCGGTTTCTTTGGAACTGATTTAGTTAGCCCAGCTACAGCTACTGAATATGGTGCTAGTGGTCTTTCAATCAACAAAGTTCCAGTTCAATGGAAACTTGTTATGAACGGCGCAAATGCAACTGCTAATGCATATTACTATGCAGGTCAAGGTTATATCTCTAGCCTAGCACCAACAGTTAGCCCTGACGCTCCGGTCTGGGTTACACCATTAACAATCGCTGTTGATGGTGCAATGGTAGCAAGACAAAATCCTTAATCAATAGATTAATGATGATTAGGGGATACTCAAAAGGTATCCCTTTTTTCTTATAAGGTGAACAAATGAATGATATATGGTTAAAGACCAATGAAGAAAAACTTAGAAGTTTGATTGCTGACGAGGCAAAAGCCATGCCCATGCTAGATAACATGATGGCAACTATCAAACAACTTAAAGCAAAGCAAGCGTTTCGTCTTGCATTACTCAATCAACTCTTAGAAGAACTGATTGAAAAAGACTAAATACAATATACAACAATTTAAAGGAAATAAACAAATGAACATCTCAGAATTCAAAGTAAAACCAAAAATCATAGAAATAGAAATTGATGATAAGGACATCGTTGAAACGTACGGTGATGTTATTAAATTTCATATGTATGACCATATGGATTTAACTACGTATTTCAAATTTTTTAAAGCGCAAAGTGAAGGTAATACTGATGAACTATTGCGTATCGTAAAAACAATCGTATTGGATGAGAAAGGTACACCTGTCATGAATAATGAATATGAATTACCTGTGGATATATTTACCAGCGCTGTCGTAAAGATTAGCGAACACTTGGGAAAGTCCGTAACCAAGAACTCAACCCCAACGGAGACTGGAATACCGCAATGATGTTAAACGTCGGTGTTGTTGCTAAAACATATGGTATGTTGCCTAGTGAAGTATTATCTAGAGCAACAACATATGATTTAATGATCGCCGACGTTATGAGTTCTTGGGAAGAATATCAATATAATAAAGCAATGGGTAAAAATCCTATTCCAGAATACACTAGTGATGAGCTACTTGGTTTGTTTAATAAAGGAAAACAAAGTGCTTCCGATAGTTAAAAAATTGCATCAAATTGAAATTATGCTTGATGAAAATAAACTTGCTACAGAAGGAGCTAAATTTATGAAATCAATAACTCCTGAGCGTAGCGGTAATGCTAGAAGAAATACATATTCTAAGAATGATACTATCTATGCTGAATATCCATATGCTAAACGATTAGATGAAGGATGGAGTCAACAAAATCAAACAGGATTGATTGACCCAACAATAGATCATTTACAAGATTTAATAAACAAAGGTAAGATATAATATGGCTTCTTCAATTACAGATTTTTTAATACGTGTTAAGGTTCAGGGTAAACAACTCATTGATAATCTTACTAAAAGTTCTAATAACGCTGAAAAAAGTGTTAATAAAACTAACACTGCTATAAAAAGTCTAGGTGACTCATTAAGCAACGCAGCCGGCGGCGGTAATCAATTTACTGATATGCTAAGTAATGGCTTAGGTAAAATGGGCCCATATGGCGCGGCATTGGGCGCGGCGGCCGCGGCATTTGCGGCATTAGGATTAAAAGCAATTGCATCAGCAGATGCTATTCAAGACTTAAGTGACGTAACTGGTATAAGCTCTGGAAGATTAATTAATTTTAAAGAGAGTATTTTAAATGCCGGTGGCAAGACAGAAGATTTTGAAAAAGTCGCATTAAAATTAACACAAACATTAGGTGATGCCGCAGAAGGCAACGAAAAGGTTCGCAAATCATTTAGAGATTTAGGTATAAATTTAGGTGACGCTAATGGTAAATTACGTAGCACCGATGAACTATTACCTGAAATTATTAATTCATTAGCACAGATTGAAAATCCTGCAGAACGTTCAGCAAAAGCAGTTGAATTATTAGGTAAGAGTGCCGCACGTATTGATTGGACACAAGTACAAGCAATCAATGATCCATTTAAAGATGCTCAGATTGCCCAGCTAGCAAAATATCAAGCCGCTATTGATAAGATAGCTAATAGTGTTGAAAATAATTTAATTACAGTATTTGGTGAGCTAGCCGTTGCCGCCGACAAAGGTGCGATACCTGCATTACAACGCATGTACGAAATGTTAGTAAAGTTGCGTGATCTAGGTGGATATAATCCTATGTCATGGTTAGCAGATGTAATACCTGGCGTACGTGCAATTGAAAGAGTAATAGGCGGTGGTAGTTTCAATGCTACACCATTACCAAAAGGTGTTACTCCTAGTACTGCTGAAGCTGGTCGTGGCGGACAAGGTGGACCAACAGCCGCAGAATTAGCAGGAGAACAACAGAAAAAGTTAACTGGTCAATTAGCAGTTACTGCTGAAGGGCAAAAACAAATTACTATTGCAAAAGCACAAACAGCACAAATCATGCAACAAAATGATTTGGCTTCGGCATATGCTACTAAGGTAAATGAAACATTAGGAATGCAACAGCAAGCGGGTGATATTGCTAGAAGTAATCTTTCAATAGATTTTGAACGTGATAAAAAACTTGCTGATATTAATAGACAAATTGAAACTGAATTAGCAAATAAAGAACGTGACCAAAGAGTTACAAATGCCATAGTTGTTCAATTACGTGAACAAGCAATGCAAGAAATAAGTATGGCTGAACAACGTAAAACTGCTAAACAAGATGAAATTGGTAAGTTACAATATCAACGTGATTTGATAGCTGATATTTTATTAATGAATCAACAATTCACTCAAGACCTGCAGGTTAAACAATTAAGTGGTCAAAATAGTTTAATTGGTTTATACGGTGATGAGTTAAAGCTTAAGCAAGGCTTAATGCAAATTGAAAACGAAAGAACCAGTGCTATATTGGCTGCAAATAATCGGTTAGCCGCATTGGGTAAAAACGTAACTACAGCCGATGATACACGTGCTAATAGTGAAATTGCACAAGCTAGAAAAGTTGCAGATGAAAAAGTTAAAATTCTTGAAGATCAAATATCTAAAGAAAAAGCATTACGTAACGATGCAAGTGCTGGAGCAAAGCAAGCAATGGAACAAATAGCTAAGTCATTTGATCCATTCCAAGTTGCTCAAATGAGAGTTAATACTTTATTCGGTAACATGGAAAGTGCTATTGACAGTTTTGTTGAAACTGGTAAGTTTAGTTTTAGTGATTTCACCCGTTCAGTTATTCAAGACTTGATTAAGATTGAATTGAAAGCACAAGCAACACAATTGTTAAAAGGTGTATTGAGTGCCGGTGGATCATTCTTGGGTAGTCTATTAGGCTTTGCAGGTGGCGGTAATCCTCCAGTAGGTAAGCCAAGTATTGTTGGCGAGAAAGGTCCTGAGTTGTTTGTTCCTAGAACAGCAGGTACAGTTATACCTAACAATCAATTGGGTATGGGCGGCTCACAGCAAACTGTAAATAATAACTATGTTTATAATGTATCAGCAATTGACGCTAGAAGTGTAGCTACATTCTTTGCTGAGAATCGTAAGACAATGCTGGGCACAATACAAATGGCTCAAAAAGAATTACCATATGGTAACAGATAAGGAATAAAAGATGGCAGGGTTACAAACAATTATCAATGCTTGCAATGGTCTACGAATTGACCGTCGTAAAGTTGTAGGCATTCAATATACACGAAACGAGATTCCACGAGTAAGTCAGACACCTACGAAGAATCCATGGAAATTTATACTAGATGTACCAAGTAGTGTACGTTATAATGAAGGTCGTGCATTGATGGAAGCATTAGATACATTAGATAGAATTACTCCTGAAGTAGTTACATTTAGCAATCTTGCCGCATTCAATTGGATGTTTAAGTATCAAGGTCTAATGACTAGTGGTCAAATCAGTGGTATAACAGTACAAAGTTTTACTGGTAGTACACTAACACTAACTGGTTTGCCATCAGTTAGTGCAGGTACAGTATTGTTTCAGCCAAACGATTTGATTCAGATTGGGTCACTTGGTGAATATCCTTACCCGTTTACTAGCACAACACAAGTATTGCGTGGTAGTGGATCAACTGTAGTAGTTACAACTAGTAGACCAAACATTCTTACTGGTACACTAACTGGTGAAGGTATTATCGTAGGTAACAACTGTCAGTTCAATATGTTTTGCCCTAACATGCCAACTTACAAGTTAACAGTAGGTGGATATGTAGGTAGTGGTACAACAACAAACAACAATGCGTTATTAGAGTGGAGCGATCCATTTGAGTTGTATGAGTTTTGCGGTGATGCTTAATTTTATTCTTGCGTCGGCTAGCATAAATATGTCAAAGGAGATAATTATGGGAATTAAACAAAGACCAGATTATAAAGAAAGACACAAATATGCTTGCCATAAAAGCAAAGCAAAACAACGAGGTATAGAATTCAATCTCACTTACGAAGAATGGTGGCATATCTGGCAGAAGTCAGGTAAATGGGAACAGCGAGGACCAAATAAAGGTCAATATGTAATGAGTAGATATAACGATATAGGTCCATACGAGATAGGTAATGTTTTTATTCAACCTAGCGTAGAGAACCGCAGAGAAGCAATGTTGGGTAAACCTGCCAATTATATTCGCACCCCGGCACAAAGATTAGCTCAAATAAAAAGAGTAAATCCTTACTATAAGGAAGTAGCATAATGGAAAATATCCCAGCAGTATCCGGTAATAAGGCGTTAGTCATTAATGCTGAGTTTGTAAAACTTACAATTTATAATGACGTAAGCAATATAGCAAATACCAATGTATATACATTTTCAAGTTCGTACAAATCAGAAACTATAGATGGTACAGTATATACACCATTAGGTGGTTTATTAGCAGTAGGTGTACAACAACGTGATTTGCGTATTACGTCAGCAGACACTTCAATAACATTAAGTGGTATTGATGGTAACAATATTTATATTGCACTTGGAACAAAAATTAAAGGAAGTAAATTAGAAATCACTAGAGGTTTCTATAATAACAGTTATGTTTTAAGTAACACTGCTCATCGTTTTACGGGTATTATTACAAGTTATAATATTGGTGAAGATTTACAATTAGAAAATGATACAGATAATTTTACAGTTACTGTTAATGCAAGTAGTTTTAAAACAGTATTAGAAAATCGTATCGCAGGTCGTAAGACCAATCCAAGCAGTTGGAACGTGTTTAGTGCTACCGATAGTTCAATGAATAATATATATTCTATTAGCGATCAAAACTTTGACTTTGGTAAAGAACCATTAAAGAAGGCAGCTACAAATAGTGCGGCAAGTCAAGAAAGCAGTATCACAAGTCAGTCAACTGATAATTATACAGGTTCGTATTAATAAATGAAAATTAGATTAGCAAATAAATTTGATATCCCTGAATTGAAGCGTATGTTATGGAATTATCATAACAGCGGTAACATTAAGGGATTAGATGTAACAAATGAAGAAACAGGATTACGTATTCTT